CCGCGTGGCACTACCTGTCGCAGAACAGCGGCATCCTCGGGATGCTCGGCCTGAGCTACTTGCTGATGCCGACCGGGATCGGGGAGGCGTTCCAAGTGGCCCCGGCCCCAGAGGTCGTGCAGATTCCGACGCAGGTGATTGAACAGCCGGTGATCTTTACGCCATGAGTAACCTGATGTGGTACGCAGAAGAGCCCCTGCTCACGAAGCCCCACCCGACCGAGGAGCACAAGGTCGTGGTGGTCGGGGACTGGTCCTTCTGGTCCGAGCGTCTGGGGTGCAAGGTCACGGTCCCGGACGGGTTCGTGTTCGACTGGGACAGCGTTCCCCGTCTGCCCGTGGTCTACCTCCTGTTCAAGGGCCGCATGAAGGAAGAGTCCTGCGCCCACGACTGGCTGCTCAAGGCAGGCGAGGCCTGCGGCGAAAAGATCACGCGCCGGACAGCAGACAAGGTCATGAAGGACGGGATGGTGGCCAAGGACCGGGGCGCGTTCTGGACCTTCGGGGCCTACGTCGGTGTCCGTCTCGGCAGCTGGGGCGCGTGGCGCAAGTACCGCCGGGCCGAGAAGGAGTAACGCGTGGTCCAGAGGCGCAAGCAGAGGAAGGTCGACAACAGCCCGACAGCAGTCGCCGAGAGGCAGCTGCAAGCGGCCAAGCGTCTGCTGCGCCTCAAGAAGGCCCATGAGAACCTGCTCGACTTCACGGCCATGTCCATGCCGGACCCGAACGACATCGACAACCCCGACGCCAGCCGGTACACGATGCGGGCCCACCACAAGTTCATCGCCTCCCGGCTGGAAGACGTGGTCTCGGGCAAGACCCCGTGGCTGATCCTGAACGTCCCTCCACGCATGGGCAAAAGCGAACTGGTCTCGCGCAGGCTCCCCGCGTGGCTACTGGGCAGGGACCCGTACTACCAGATGATTGTCACCTCGTACGGGCAGGAACTGTCCATGGACTTCGGCCGTGAGGTCCGGTCCATCATGACCAGCCAGTTCTACCAGCAGGTCTTCCCGGGGACGCACCTCCGCACCGGATCCAAGTCCGCAGACCGTCTCCAGACAGAGGAGGGTGGCATCGCCGTGTTTGTCGGCATGGGCGGGGCCATCACCGGTCGCGGGGCCGATTTGCTGGTCATCGATGACCCAATCAAGGACCGGGTCGAGGCCAACTCGCGCATCATCCGAAACCGGCACTGGGACTGGTTCACGGACGTGGCCCTGACCCGCCTGATGGGCGCGGGCCGGGTGATCATCTGCATGACCCGGTGGCACGAAGACGATCTGGTGGGGCGCATCACAAACCCGCGCAACCCGTACTACGACCCGGAGTTCGCGTCCAAGTGGACCATCATCAACATCCCCCACTTCGCCGAGGAGAACGACCCCCTCTGGCGCGACCCGGGCGACATCCTCTGGCCCGAGCGCACGTCGCGGGAGTTCCTTGAGAACCAGAGGCGCATCAACCCGTCCGGTTTCTCGGCCCTGCACATGGGCCGACCGGCACCCCCCGAGGGGGACTTCTTCAAGGCCAAGGACATCCGGACCTACACGGACATGTCCGAACTGCCCATGAACCTGCGCTTCTACGGGGCCTCGGACCACGCCATCTCGCTGGCCCAGAGGGGCGACCTGTCCTGTATGGGCATCGTCGGCGTAGACAACGAGGACAACATCTGGGTCCTGCCCGATCTGGTCTGGAAGCAGATGGACTCGGAGTCTCAGGTGGAGTCCATGCTGAACCTGATCCGGACCCACAGGCCCCTGTTCTGGTGGGCTGAGAAGGGTCACATCAGCAAGTCCATCGGGCCGTTCCTGCACAAGCGCATGCTGGAAGAAAAGGTCTACGCCTCGATTGTCGAGAAGACCCCCGCGACGGACAAGCAGACACGGGCACAGGCCATTCAGGGCCGGATGGCCATGGGCAAGGTGTACTTCCCCAAGTTCGCGCACTGGTGGCCCGACGCGAAAGACCAGATGTTGAACTTCCCGCACGGACAACACGATGATTTCGTGGACTTTCTGGCGTGGATCGGTATAGGGTTGTCACAGCAGGTCCCGGCGACCCGGCCGGTCCCGAAGGTGAAACCGATCCAGACCGGGACGATCCAGTGGATCATGGCCTCGGCAGACCGCATCCGAGCCCGCCAAACTGACGAACACAGGTACTTGAGCTAATGGATCCCGAATTCGAGAACGCTGTAGACGGCCCGGTAGACGGCATGGCTACTCCGGCAGACACCCCGCAGACCAGCGGTGTCCGGCGCGAAACGCCGACCCCGGAACTGTCCCGCACGGCCTTGGTGAACGTCTGGGGAGACAGGGTCCGTCAGGCCCGGTCGCACTGGAACTACGCCTTCGACCGCATGCGCGACGACATGAAGTTCGTGCGCGGGTACCAGTGGCCAAACCAGACCCGGGAGAACAAGGAAGAGCGGTACGTGGCCAACATCGTGCTGCGGCACGTGTCACAGAAGGTGGCCGCGCTCTACGCGAAGAACCCGAAGGCGGTCGCGCACCGTCGCCACACCTTGGACTTCCAGCTGTGGGACGGGTCCCCGGAGAGCCTCGCCGAGGCCCAGCAGGTCATGCAGATGTCCATGCAGATGGGCCCCGAGGCCGGTATGCACCCGGCCGTGCAGCAGGCACAGGAACTGCTTCAGGACGTCTCCGAGGGGCTCCAGCGCAAGGCCCTCTACACCAAGATGGGCAAGACCCTCGAACTGGTCTACGAGCATCAGGTGCAGGAGCAGACCCCGCCCACCAAGAAGCGCATGAAGAAGCTGGTCCGCAGGGCCGTCACGACCGGCGTGGCCTACATCAAGCTAGGCTATCACCGGGAGTTCGAGCGGGCCCCGGAGGATCAGGACCGGGTCAACGACGTGGCCGAGCAGATCGCCATGCTGGAGGGCCTCATGGCCAACCAGCAGGATCAGGAACTGCAGGAACACGAGTCCAAGATGGAGGAACTGCGCCTCCTTCTGGAGAGTATCCAGTCCAAGGAGGAACTGGTGGTCCGCGAGGGTCTGTCCCTCGACTACCCGCCCTCGACCTCGATCATCCCGGACACGGCCTGTCGGAACCTCGACGGGTTCATCGGGTGCCGTTGGGTGGCACAGGAGTTCCTGCTCACCCCCGAGGTGGTGCAGGAGGTGTACGGGGTCGACGTGGGCAAGACCTTCACCCGGTACAGTGCCAAGTACCACGACACGGGCGCGGCCCCGGTGGAGCGCGAGAGTGGGTCCTCGGAGGACCGTCCGGACGTGACCGAGGGCGACATGGTCTGCGTCTGGGAAATCTACGACAAGCGCACCCGGATGGTCTACGTGCTCGCGGACGGGTACCCGGACTTCCTCGAAGAGCCACGCGCACCGAGTGTCGAACTGGAACGGTTCTGGCCCTTCTTCACGCTGATGTTCAACGAGGTCGAGGACGAGTACGACATCTTCCCGCCCTCCGACGTGGCCCTGATCCGGGACATGCAGCTGGAGTACAACATCTCCCGGCAACGCCTGCGCGAGCACCGCGACGCCAACCGGCCGAAGCACGTCAGCAGCAAGGGCCAGCTGGACGAGCAGGACAAGGCCGCGCTGACCGGCAGCAACGCCCACACCGTGGTCGAACTGAACGGTCTGCAGCCCGGCCAGAAGATCAGCGATGTGCTGCAGCCGGTCCCACACAACAACATCGACCCGAACCTGTACGAGGTCGGGACCTACTTCGAAGACATCCTGAAGGTGGGTGGCTCGCAGGAGGCCAACATCGGGGGCGCGGCCGGTGTCACCGCCACCGAGTCGAGCATCGCCGAGTCCAGCCGCATGACCGGGATCGGCAGCAACATCGATGACCTCGATGACTTCCTGACCGAACTGGCCCGCAGTGCGAGTCAGGTCCTGCTTCTGGAGATGGCCCCGGAGACCGTGCAGGAGATCGCCGGTCCGGGCGCGGTCTGGCCCCAGCTGACCGCGCAGGAGGTGGCCCGTGAGCTTTGGCTGGAGGTCCGCGCCGGGTCCTCCGGACGGCCGAACAAGGCCTCCGAGATCCAGAACTTCGAGCGTCTGGCCCCGTTCCTCATCCAGATCCCGGGCCTCAACCCGCGCTGGCTGCTGGATCAGGCCGTGGAGCGCCTCGATGACCGCATGGACCTCGATGAGGCCTTCGCGGCCGGGATGCCCTCCATCGTGTCCCAGAACGGACAGTCCCAAGCTGGGACCGGAGACCCGTCTACGGACCCGAACGCGCAGGCCCCGCAGGGCGCGGACAACGCCCCGGGCCCGATGGAGGGTGACACCAACATGGGCCCGAACAACCCGGCCATGGGCCCGCCGGACATGGCCGGTGCCGGTTCCGCGCCGGTCCCGTACCAGTAGGCAGTTGTAACGTGTTGATTTCAAGGACAGACGCAGTATACTTTCTCAAACAAACTTTGGAGGCGTAATGGACCCCAAAAAGGACCAAGCCGGTTCGCCCCCGGCAGACAGCATTACTCAGCCGGATGTCAATGCAGTTGCGGACTCATCCCCCGTTGTAGACGCGCATGCGGACTCGTCCCCGCCGAAGGAAAGGAAGGAATCCATCGAGGAGAGCCCGTCCGAGTATCAGG